TCAAATTTCACCGGCATAGGAGAATATGAGAGCAAGAATAAAAATATTAAGAAAATTTGAAGAGAATAATAAAACTTATTTTCCTGGTGAAGTCTATTCATCACCATTAGAGTTTGCAAGGCGATACGTTTCAAGGGGTGATGCAGAATTTGTTGATGGTGATAATGTAGACATAACAGGTGGAATGTTAAAACACCCTAAAGTATCTATTGTAATTTTAATAAAGGACGCACTGGGATATGTTAGAAAGTGCATAAAAAGCCTAAATTCTTACACCAGTAATTTTGAGCTTATAATTGTAGATAATGGTTCAATTTCCGAGACAAAAAAATGGCTGGCTTCTCTTGACTGGCTGGATTTTACACTTATTGAGAATAAGGTAAATAAAGGTATAAGTTATGGCTGGAATCAGGGAGTAAAGGTCGCAACTTGTGATTATATCTGTTTTTTAAATTCTGATACTCTGGTAAGTCCAAACTGGCTTGGTAAAATGATTAGGGGCTTTAAATATTCTAAAGATATAGGGATTGTGGGTCCTTCTACCTGCCATTGCGCAACAATACAAAGCCCGCAGGTATTTAAGGATTTTAGAAAGGCAGATCAGGGAATAGTAAATAGAATTTCCACAATGGTAAAAGAAGATTATACAGAAACACCTGTTGTTGGATTCTGCTTTGTAATTTCAAAAAAAGTTTTTGATAAAATTGGAGTATTTGATTACAAGCGTTATGGCTTAGCCTGTCATGAGGATGTAGATTTAGTATGGCGTGCCTGCAAGTCAGGATTTAAAAGTCTGTGGTGTCATGGCTCATACGTACATCATTTTGGCAATCGTTCTACAAGGAAAATGGGGCTTGATCCTAAAAAATTAAGAGTAAAAAGTCAGCTAATATTTAACGAAAGGATAAATGATCCTAATTTATATGTAAAAAATGATGTAAGAATCAGAGATGTAAAAAAAGTTAAAGGTACTATTCCGATACTCATGGTAACTTGGGATAGATTAGGATATACAAAGCAGGCAGTAAAAGCAATACGTGAAAATTCGGATTTACCTTTTAAGTTATTTATATTTGATAATAATTCCAATGATGGCACAAAAAAATATTTAAAAAGTATAAAAGATAACAAAATTGAGATATTTTTTAGTGGAACAAACACAGGCCTTGTACCACCGATGAATCATTTTATTAAAAAGTTTTCTAATTATAGATATATTGCAAAGGTTGATAATGACACAATTGTATCTGCTGGTTGGCTTAGTAAACTAAAATCTATTTTAGATGAATTTCCTTTACTGGCAGTTGAAGCAGACCATTATTTGATGGTGGCTTATAATATTAAGGAAAATAATGATTATTATAAGCATTTATATAACATAAATTTTAATGGTAGTAAGCTTTATTTTTCTGAAATAGTCGGAGGCACGGGAACACTTATAAGAAATGCACTTATTGATGAGATACCGGAATACAAGGGAACTCTTTCAGGCTGGATACAATATCAGCATTATAAGCAATTTCCAAGTGCTTTTTATACTGGAGTTTGGGTAGACAGACTTGACCAGGTAGCAACGAATAAATACAGAAAGCCTTCTGATTATCCTGATTATGATAGAAAAATTGCAAAGCTCCGGCCAAGAAGAAGGATATCTTCAAAGTCAATTCATGGTGGATTATTTAAGGATACTTATAACAAAATGAAAGAATGGTATGAGAAATTATAATATAAAAAAAATTCTTGGCAGTAAGATGTATCTGATTAAAGATGATGTGGGGCTTTCAAGTCAATTAATGGAACATGGCGTAAGGGAGGAAGCTTCAACAAAATACGTACAGAGTATTATGAAACCAGACTGGATTGTAATAGATATTGGAGCAAATTTAGGTTATTATGCACTACTCGAAGCAAAGTTGGCTAAGTTTGTTTATGCAATTGAGCCAATTAAAAGGAGTTGTGAAACTTTAAATAAGAGTATTGAGTTAAATGGTTATAAAAATATAAGAGTTTATAATCTTGCTATATCAGACAAAAATGGTGAAGCAGAAATAAAAACATCAGAACGCTTAAACTGGGCAACCATGGTTGATGGTAATAAAGTTACTGAAAATTATAGGGGAAGATTTAAAAAGTTTGAAAAGGGTACCCAGGAAGTCAAAACCTTAACACTTGATAGTTTTGTAGAGCAGGAGAATATAACCAGAATTGATTTTATGAGAATGGATGTAGAAGGATTTGAAATTGAAATAATGAAAAATATCAGTAAAACAGTTGAACTTATGCCAAAGGGTTCTTTTTTATTAATAGAATTTCATCCCGTTATATTTGAGAATAGAGAAATGCTTATAAATACTTTTGAAAAAATTATAGTTTATTATGGGTTTAAAATAGCAAAAATCGCTTGGAAGAAAGAAGAATTTAATTTATCAAATATCGAATTTAAGAATTGGCTACTAAAGAAAAACGCTTGTCCACAGGTATTTTTTAGAAAAAGTTAAAAATGATTGATGTAATAGTTACGAATGTTAATAGACCAGAAGAAACAACACAAACCATAAATGCATTGCTTAAAGTAAATGATGATATAAGAATAATCCTTGTAAATGATAGTTTAATCGGTAAGCCAGAAATAGAAACTACAAACATAATTACTGTTGTAGACTTAGGTAAAAATGTAGGGCAGGCTAGGGCTGTAAATATCGGTCTTGAAATGGCAAAATCTGAATATGTCTGTTTTATGCATAATGACATTGTTATAAATGATAAGAACTGGGTAAGTAAGGCAGTTAATTTCTTAAAGAAAAATAACCAGGCAGGGCTCGTTGATGTTTATGGTTGGAAATTAGTGGGTGGTAAAATCCTTAGAATAACATCACTTAAAGGATATGGAAGTCAAAAAGCTATAGAACCGATTAATGATTTTGAAGAAGTGTCAAGAACTGATGAAATGGCAAATATATTCAAAAATGATGGGCTCAAAGCTGATAGACGTTATGGTAGAACTTGCTGCGGAGTATGGATTGATGTATTAGGCAGGGGACTTAAATTATATGTTATAAAACTTAAAAATGGGGAGCATTCCCCAGGGAAAGATAAAATAACAGAGGCATCCCCTGGGACTGAACTCTATACAAAACAGAGAAAGTATCAAAAATCTTTAAGAAGCAGAATTAGACTTTTAAAACTTAAGGAACATGGTCTTGAATTTACAAAAATTTTTGAATAGGAGGTAAAAATGGATATCCGCGAATATGCAAAAAAAGAAAGGCTCAACGGAATGTCGGCAGTTAATCAGGAAGAATTCAGGGATTTTTTCAAAGGAGTAAAAATAAAAACAGTAGTAGAAATTGGTACACATAAAGGTATATCTGCTGCCTACATGGCTGGCTTTGCCAAGAAGATATTTACATTTGACATCAAAGATTATAAGGCAAAATATAAGGTATGGGAGGATTTGGGGGTAGCTGAAAAAATACATTACTACACCATAAAGGACAGAAGCGACATAAAGAAGGTTTTAGATACCATAAGATTTGATTTTGCCTTTATTGATGGTGAGCATACTTATCAATCGGTTAAATCTGACTATGAACTTATAAAGTTATATGGCAGCAAATTGGTATTGCTGCATGATGTCAATAAAAAGAGGTTCCCAGGAGTTAAAAAGTTTGCCCATGAAATTGGTGCAGAGGCAAGAGGCAATATAGCATTTATAAGAACGTGAATTTAGTAATTTTTTAAACAAAAATTAAATATTAATAGGCACTCGAAAGGGTGCTTTTTTATTGGGGAGGATGATATGAAAACAAATTTAGAGTTAAGGAAAGCGATAGGTTCACATCATACAGCACTGTCAGATAAAGCATGGGATGGACCTAAAGCAAAGGCAAACTTAAAAAATGACGAAAATGCAGTTTACTACCGGAAAACATTTGCCTGGGTAGATCCCGATGGCGATCCTGATGTAAAGGCATCGTATAAGTTTATTCACCATGAAGTATCTTCTGATGGAACAATAGGGGCAGCAAATATAAGGGGTTGCCAGGCTTCTATTGCAGTTCTAAATGGTGCAAGGGGTGGGACAACTATTCCTGATAGCGACAGGAAAGGAGTTTATAATCACGTTGCAACACATCTTAGAGATGGCGATATTGAACCAGCAGAACTTAAATCGATGGATGATGATTATATAGAAATAAGAACATTTAAGGCTGAGATTAGAAAAGAAGGAGAAGAAAAACCCAAGATAAAAGGTACTGCTGCTGTATTTGACCAGCTATCTGATGATCTTTGTGGTTTTAAAGAGATTATAAGAAAAGGTGCTTTTAGTGAGGCCATGAAAAGCGATGAGATTTACGGACTTAAAAATCACAATGAAGATTTGGTTCTAGGGAGAACCAAAAGTAAAACCTTATCCTTGAGTGAAGATGATATTGGTCTCGGGTTTGTAATAGACCCACCTGATACTACCTATGCTAATGACTTGCTTGTAAGTATGGAGCGTGGGGATATGGACAAGTGTTCATTTGCATTTGTGGTAGATGATGAAAGTGTTAAATGGTACAAAAAGGATGGTGTACTTATAAGAGATATTTCGAAAATGGCAGAACTTTGGGATGTGTCTATTGTGACTTACCCGGCATTTCCACAGACCCAAGCTTATTTATTTAACAAAAGAATAAGAACGCCACAGCAGGTTTATAAAGAATATCGAAGTAAATTATCAATACTTAAGCCAGAGCTAAAGCAGGAGCGATTAACTTTGGCAAGGAACAAATTAAAAATATACGAGAAATTATAGGAGGAAAATAGAATGTTAAAGGAAAAAATTGATAAAAGAGCACAGCTTGTAATACAGGCAAGAGAAATCGTAGATCTTGCTGATAAAGAGAAAAGGTCTATGACTGATGAGGAGCAAGTAACCTATGATAAAATCCTAGAAGATGTAGGTAAGCTCTCAACTGAAATCGATAAGGAACAGAAGCTTCTTGAGATAGAAGCAAGGCTTTCCAAGCCATCAGATGTAGCCGATATTGTAAAGCCTGATGGCAAGCAGAAACCCGATGAGAAGGAATTTAGAGCCACAGCTTTTAGGAAATTCCTAAAGAGTGGTATAAATGTCCTTAATGCAGAGGAAAAAAGAGCCTTATCAGCAGGAGTTGATGAGGAAGGCGGATATACTATTCCACCAGAGGAGTTTATGGCAAAGCTTTTAAAAGATGTAGATGATCTTGTCTACATAAGACGGGTTGCCACAAAACATACTTTAACTAAAGCTGCCTCATTGGGAGTACCAACTCTTGAAGCTGATCCTGCTGATGCTGACTGGACAACTGAACTTGCAACTGGAAGTGAAGACAGCACAATGGAATTTGGTAAAAGAGAATTTGCACCTAATCCATTTGCCAAGAGAATTAAAATTTCCAAAACTCTAATCAGTAAGTCAGCATTACCAATAGAGAATATAGTAAGGCAGAGAATTGCTTATAAATTTGGTATAACAGAGGAGAAAGCATACATGACTGGTAATGGTACAGGCCAGCCTTTGGGTCTTTTTGTAGCTTCTGCTGATGGTATACCTGCATCAAGGGATATTTCAGAGGATAATACTGCTACAGCTACAACCTTTGATGGTCTTATAAATGCAAAGTATGCCCTAAAAGAGGCTTATCTTGCTAAGGCTGCCTGGTTGTTTCACAGAGAGGCACTAAAGCAGATCGCAAAAATAAAAGATTCTGATAAAAGATATATCTGGGAACAGTCGGTTCAGGTAGGGCAGCCTGATAGACTGCTTGGCAGGCCATTTTATATGAGTGAGTTTGCACCAAGTACCTTTACTGCCGGCCAGTATGTGGGAATAATTGGAGATTACTCATTCTATTGGATCATAGATGCTCTGGATATGCAGCTACAGAGACTGGTAGAACTCTATGCAGAAACAAACCAGATTGGCTATATAGCAAGAAAAGAAGGAGACGGTACGCCAGTTATGCCTTCTGCCTT